AAACTTTAAATCTTCTGTTGGCTTTTGATCTATTTTCTTTTGTAGATCATCTGGTATATTAGCATCTGGCCATTGACGCATAATAGATTCGCCTTTAAGACGCATACGTCTGTATACATTATCTACTTGACCATTAGCACCTTCTTCAAATGATACTAAGAATTGTGGCACAGGAATAAAGTTAAGTGGATTGACATCATCACCTGGCTGTACCATCATCACAGCAGTACCTACAGATAGATCAAGTAAGAACTCACCAATCGCAATATCAAAGTTAGATTGCTTGAGTGCTGCAAATAATTTATCTGAGTAAATATCTAATGCAGCTTGTGCTTCTTCTTTGCGATCCTCAGGAATATCTGGTCCTGGTTCAAGTCTGCACCATTTACGTTGCGGTGGGAATATACCAGACTGCATACGATTAGCAAATCGTTGTGTAGAGTTAATGGCTGTAGAATCGAATACACGATTCATTTTCTTTTGGCCACCTACCTTGCCTTCATAGTAACCATCATAAAGATTACGTTGTGGCAATGCAAATTCATAGCATTCTTCGTATAGACTTCTAAAGTCCTCTTTTCTAGTAAGTGCTTTATCGTGTCTCTTTAAAACATCCTCTGCGGATAATCTCATCATTTCTGCCATATTTAATCTTTCTTATGTCTATTTGCAAAGTTTCTAGCTGCTTCTTTACTGCCAAATCCCCAAGCTTTTAATGCTAACTTCAATCTTGTGGGTCTACCTTTTTCATCTACCAACGGACCATCCATTCCACCAAAGCGAGCAGCAAAAGACACACGCCTAGGATTAGTACCGCTCTTGAGTGGTGCTTGTAGATTTCCACCCTCTTTTTTTTCAAAATACTTTCTTCCAGCTTCATTTAAGCCACCTTTAGGATTTTGATGTTTTTTTAAAGTCATTATTCATACCATTCTAAATGTAAATATGCCATGTGATCTGTTCCGTTCACATTAGTTAATCTAAATAAATAGGTTGTTAATGGAGCTAATATTTGTTCTGTTGTACCAACAATACCACCGCCAGCTTTCTTTCCTGTACCTCCAGGAATAAACTCAGCTTCTAACAATGTACCTAGTGATGTTACTGTAGGATTAAGTAATATAGCACTAGCACTTGTAGTTGCAATCGTTCTGTTACGAGAGAATGATGACAATGTTGTACCACCAGTAACTACAGCACCTTCATATAAATATATTTCTGCATCACCACCACAGTTGGCATCATAAACAAGATGTGGCTTAATACCACTTGCCCATGCTATTGCAATATCAATACTTGCACCAGAAACAAGTTTAGTTGCATCTGGATATAACTTATACGCATAAAAAGCTCTGCCTTCATGTAGACGTAAATGATTAACGTCTATTATTGGGAATGGTTTATCAGAACTAGCAATATAACTTATGCCATCTTTATCCACATAAGCTGGATTAACATGCCTAGATTTGGTAGTGTCAGATTCACGAAGGATATTAATTGCCATTAAGCTTCTTCATCCTCTGGCATTTCTTCTTCCATATCTTTTTCTTTAGCTTGCTTAGCTAATAACTTCATTACAAAAGCTGCAAGTTTTTTATCTTTAAGATCTTCTGATTCTAGTGCAATAGATACTTCTGCTTTCATTTGTTCCTCGCTGCTCTCATGTTATCAACTAAATTAGGATAAGGTCTGCCAGCTTTCTTAGCCATCTGTTTAGCTGCTGCTTTTTCCATAGGCGTTAGTTTTTTAGACTTACCTAAACTTTTTGGTCTTTCCTTTTCCCAGACTTCTTTCATTTCTTTTTAGCCATTCCAGCTTCGCTCATTGCGATTGCAACAGCTTGCTTTTGTGACTTAACGACTGGACCACCTTTGCCTGAATGAAGTGTACCTTTTTTATACTCACGCATAACTTTCTTTACCTTGGCTTGCATTTTATCTTCTTTCATTACATGCCTCCGCCTAGTGATGTATCTGAACCTAAACTATCCATAGTTGAAGTAGATAATAGTGATGCTGATCTTCCACGTCTAGCACGTCTAAATGCTGCTGCTTTTTCTGCTTCTGCACGCGCTGGTGCTGGCTCAGCAACTTTTGGTGCTGGTGGTGGTGGAGGTGGTGTTGCTGGTGCTGCTGGTTTACTACCTGTGATTTTTGCGACTGTTCCGCCCATATTATAATCCTCCTGATGAACCTAGTGTCTCAATGCCAGTTTCTGGGTTAAGACGTTCTTCTGCTAATAATGCTCTCGCACCTCCGCGTCTGCGAGCTTCACGCTTTGTTGCTAAATCTTCGGCAAGCTTACGTTTATCTTCTTCTGCTTGCGCTCTTAGTCTGTCTGTTTCAGCTTGTTGCGCTCTGATCTGAGCTTCAGCTGCTGAAGTATCTGGTTTTTTTGGTGACAGTATACTACCCATCATAGTCTCCTAAATAATGTATAATCGTATTTATCTGCGCTATAACGTAACATATTACATTCTGGAACAAAATCTAACGCTTTAGCCCAAGACATAGCACGAGTATCTGAGGTTTTAACAGTAATTTGAACTCTGTGCAAGTGAAATAATATCTCAGCGATATCAATAAATGTTAATCCAGCCTTTGTCATAGCTATTGGATATCTACGAGATTGCTCTGACAGTAGTGACCAGAACTCTGCCACACCTTTCCACATAATAGATGCACCAAAGATGGCTACGGGTTTACCATAAATAAATGCTGTAATGGTAGGGCCACACTCTGCCTGATGATTTATCATGCGTTTAAACTCATCAATACTAATAGCTTTTTGAGTTTTGAGTTCAACACAATCTAATTCATCTAAATGCGTTTGCATATAGGGAAGATAATAGCCACCCTTGACATGTGGCATATGAGATAGGATTTGTTTATAATCAGTCGAAAACATTAAAGTCAGACTTAGCTACAGTTTGAGCAATAATCGTAGAAGCTGATAATGGACTCTTAGTCATACGCTTATGTTCTCCACCACCAAGTAACAGATATCCAAATGCATCACCTACGTGTGAATGTTCGTTTTTATTAGGCGCATCTCTAAATCGTTCTTGACCCGCACCGACAGATACACGCTTGAAGTGGTATCCACCCGCTAAAGCTTTACGTATCATCTTGCATTTCGTATGAATAATTAGACCAGGTTTACCCATAATTAATCTTTGCNNTGCAGCTGCTGCCTCACGTCTTACTTTAAAGTCATTGGATGGTGTAGGCTGTGCGCGTAATCCTAATGTGCGTAAATAATCAAAGGCTGTCACTTCGTAAATCGCATCTCGTTGCATACCCGCTGGATCACCCCATAACATGACTTGTGCTTTAGGGTATTTAGCGTTTAACTCTGCTAATAACTGCTGACCAAATCTTTCAAGGCCCATGTCAAAAGTGACAAGCTCATCCAAGATAATCCATCGACCATTAGGCAATCGTTGTCCTACCACTGCGGCTGGTGTCAAACCAAAGTCAAGACCGACTTGCAATGCATGCTCTGGATCGTAATCAACTTCACCACTCATAGAATGATCGTCATACTCTGGCCATACGGGTCTACCTTCTTGAACGTAGGTATACTTACCTTCGGCATAACACTTAATCCAATCTAAGTTCTTACCGCCTAACATCTGCATGTAATAACCCGCGGGTAGATTACCTACGTTTTCTGCTTTAGGATTAATCTTCCACCAACGACCCCCAGAAAATATATGGTCATTCGCTTCTGGATTATCTGGTAAGTTTCCTGGATCTACTTCTGTGACACCGCCAGGTTGTTTAAAAAATTGCCATGCATATTTGCCATTGAGCTTTTCTTTCTCGGCTAATCTAAACCACCAATGGTCATCATCCATTGGATTAGTATCCATCCACACACCATGCCAAGTAGGTCCTCCGTCACGTTGTGTCGGATATCTGCCCACACGATGAGTAAGTCCATCAATAACTGCCTTAGGTAATTCACGAGCTTCATTGACCCACGCTCCTGTCAGTTCAAGTGATAGTAATTTACGTACGTCTTTAGGTTGATCCAATGCTAAGAAAATTACTTCACAATCAATCCCCGCAGCATCACCCCTTGATGGGAGTCTGATGTGATGAGTAATAGGAGGAGTATATAGCATTGGACCAAAAGTGTTCTCTGGAAATAAATCTTGCCATGTTTTAATCGTTGTAGTTTTTAATTCAGGATATGAGTTACGCACAATGACAAATCGTGTATAACGAATGCCATCAATAGGTGATGGCTTTTGTCTAACTGCTCGCATCATAATCTCTGCGGCACATGCATAGGATTTACCAGAACCGACAGGCCCCATCAGTCCACGCACGAATGCATCAGACTGCAAGAACTGCCAAGTAGTTGGCGCTGTAGAAAAGTCTAAATCAATCCCAGGTCCATGTAAGGACTTCTGAGACACTTCCTTTTTGTTAGCCATCTACGTCTTTAATTTCTAAGGCTAGTAATTGATTCAACACTGCTATCTGTGCTTGCAATGCATCAATAATTTGTAATGACTCCGTTTGATAAATGTTATTCAATGCATAAGCATCTCGTAACTTTTGTATACGTTCCTCTAAACTATTTGGTGCGCTCATTAAATTCCTCCTCAATTTTTAAACGATTACCAACTAACATAATATAACCAGCGATGTCTAGCCAGTTATCAGTATGATATGGATCTCCATAAAGTATACGACTAATCTTATGGATCACCATATCTAATGATTCTTGCATATCTGAATCTAATCTGTGCCAATTTCCGTTTTCATCACGCATTTGTTCTTTGACTATTTGAATGAAAACACATTTAGATAAATAATCACCATGTGTTGCTTGACGCTCATTCAGTATCTTTGCTATCTGATCCTGTGGCTTCGCCATTATCTATTACCTCGGGTGCGCGTATGTTAATACCTAATACGCTTGGTTTATCTGATTCCTCTGGATTATCTAATAAGCCAGATGCTTTTGCAAGTAAGCGTAAGACTCCAACCTTATCCCACAACTCAATGTCCAGAGTCGTATAACTATTGCCTTCCTTATCAACTTTAGTATTCGACTTAATGGACTTAATGGCTTGTAGAGCATGGTCTGGTATATCCTTACTCGGTTTAACTTTAATATTACCTTGCTCATCCCATTCCATAATATCAGTAAGCTTTGTATTCGCCATACATAAGAGAGAATAGCTAACAGCTTCACGATTCTGCTGAAGCGTAGTCGAACGCTCAAGTTTTTTTTGCAAGCTACGGACACCACCATAGCCAGCAAGAGAAGGGATTGGATTTTTCTTTTTGACTTCATCCATTAGAATGGAATATCATCAATCATGTCATGGATAGGCTTTGGTGCTGCATTGCTTGGTGCAGCTTTAGCAACCTTTGGCTTACCTAAACTGACACTGATGTATTCTTGATTGCTATGTCCACTGACTTTCTTAGATACATTAAGATAATAAATATTACCATCTAAGTCTGCAAACTCACCAGTCCAGTCAGCATGCCAATCTTCTTTTTTATTCTTGTTTGTAAATGCAACTCCAGTACCTGGTTTACGTTCTCTTTGTTCTGCCATAGCTTTCTC